CGTTGACTGTGACCACCGGCGATATTGAGGATGCCACGATTGACCAGTTACAACTTTCTGCCGGTGTGTGGGTAGGAGAGTTTTCAAACGATGGAACATTATCCGGGAATAGTGATGTCGTTGTGCCAACAGAAAAGGCTGTTAAAACTTACGCGGATGCGTTGGACCAGACAACAACGGCAGACCCACTTACTCTGGATACCATTAACGGGCGAGTTATCGAGGCCACTGAGACGTTGAAGGGCGCGGCGTTGACTGTGGATGGCACGGCTGCTGTTGGCGGTAATGCCAATTTTGACAGCAACGTAATTTTTGGAGACGCTTCGGGGGATACCGTAACATTCAATGCTGCTACTTGGACGCTTGCTAATGATGCGGCGGTTGCGCTAAGCGGTGGGTTGAACGGACTCAATTTTGATTCAAACACTCTAAGTATCGACGCGGCTAATCATCGAATTGGCGCTGGAACGGATGCTCCATTTACAACTCTTCATGTAAATGGAGATGCTTATGTTGGAAATACTGCATTTTCAAACCCAAATGGCTGGGGAGAAATAATTGATATTGGAGGCGGGCAACATGCGTGTTTTCAAACTAGAACAAGCACTATAAGGGGTGGATTCGGCTCAACTGTTTGGGGTGCGTTTGGATCGGGCGCTGGAGTTTACGTAATGAGCATGTTAAATCATCCACTATTTATAGGTAGTAATAGCATCCCCTCGGCAACCGTAGAGACTGATGGCGATTGGTGGTTTCGTAATGATGTTTCGGCACAATCGTTCTCCGATCGGACACCGTCATACGAGGGGGACGCCTTGACGTTGATTAATGGAATGAAGTCTATTGATGGTAAGATTGCCCATGCAACACTCGGACCGGCACGAGTCATAAAATATGTTACGGATACCTATACAGACATAAAACGTAAAGACGGAATGCTGATTAAACGTGTCAATGGAAACCATGATAACAAATCAAAGAAAGAATTGTTGGAGCATTATAAGATTGAAACCATCCTAGAAGATGTAGACCTCTTTCCGATCGAGGTTCCACGAGTCGAAGAGGGCCGCGATCTTGGGATGAGTATTTCAATCAATCAACAGGCGATTCGTCAACTGCTCGCAAGAATTGAAGCGCTGGAAGCCAGAATAGCAAAACTTGAAGGCGCAGCATTGGTACCGAAATAATGCGCTACGATTGGGAATATCTCTTTGGTAAGTGGAGGCATCATCACGGGTGGCAACTCTGCACCTGTAAGCATTGCAATAATGCGGATGCAAAAGTTAGAACCAACCGGGCGCGAAGGCGGGCCTGGAAACATTCAGACAAAGGCGTTCTGGATGAGAAAGAAAGTTGAAGGAGTGGGACAATGTACAACTACCTATTAAAAAATGAAGGTAACTGATATGGTCACAACCGTTTGGGACAAGATTAATGGGGTTCGATCGTTGCTTGTGATCGGAAGTCTGTTCTGCGCAATGATTGGATATTCGTATGTGAATCAGTATAAAATGATTCGGCAACAAGAGGATTTGGTTTCTTTAGGTTCGGAATTAAAAGAAGTATCGAAATTAGTAAGCGAAATAAAAAATCAACTTACCGCAGTAGGTGTTAGACAAGAAGGAATGATAAAAAGCATTGACGAATTGAAAGAGAGACCATGATGATGAAATACTGGAATTATCTCAATCAAAAGAAAACGGTGATTGGATCGGTTTTACTGTTTGCGGCGGTTGTCATTCAAGCAATGGTTGGAATCTGGTCTGGTGAAGTTACTCCAGAATGGATCCTCAAACTGGTCGAAACGCTGGAATGGTTCGGTGGATTGATAACGGGTGTCGGCTTGGGGCATAAAGGTACTAAAGCATTAAGTACCAAGCGGTGAATGGTGGGATTATGATTGCGGCAGCCCAAGAACCCACAGTGCTTGAACAGGTGGCAGTCCTGATCGAAGATTACGCAAGGCAAATATCCGAATGCGCTGAAGACGCTGAATATCAGCCGCTTATTAATCGAACAATGCTTGCCGAACTTCTTGATGCCGCCTATCATGCGCCCAAACGCGGGAAATTAAGCGATTTGGAAGACGATGTGATGATTAATCGTGGTTCAATTCAGACTTGGATTGACAATGCAGATGATCCACGATATCCCGCTTGCACAATGTTTAAGCCCATTTTTCTTAGTATCCGGGCAAAGAAAAACAGGAATCTAAATAAAATAATGGTCAGTCATGCGCACGAAGACCCCAATTACGCATTGACTTTATTGAAGCAAACCGATGCAAAGGTTTACGGAACGCAAGTTATCGAGAAACACGAAATCAAAGAAGCGAAAATTACGATCCACACAATACACGAAGCGAGAATGTCGATAGAACAAAGTGCAGAAAAACTTAGACTTGCCGGATTCTATCCCGATGGAAGTCGAATCTCAGCTGAAGGAACATGCACGGTTGATGGGAGAGTTCTCCAAAGTGGTTCAGGAGAATCTTCTTCTTACATACCATCCGCTCCCGAAGCAACAGATATTCCATGAGGCCGGAAAACGATACATCGAACGTCTTTTATTGGCTGGCAATCAGTACGGTAAAACGTACTGCGCGTGCGCTGAATTGGCGATCCATGCGCAAGGTGCGTATGATGACCTACCGTTTGAATGGATCGGACGACGATGGAACCGCCCTGTAACGATCTTGGTAATCGGACATGATTTCGAGCAGATGAGAGATTCGTGTCAGAAACATTTGTTCGGGATGCAAGGTAATTGGGGTACTGGATTAATCCAGAAATCAAGTATCGATGAAAAAAGCCCGAAAATGAGCCGTGAGAAACCTGGTTGCGTAAGCCTTTGTTATATTAAATCAAATTATGGCGGGAACACTTTATTCCGGCTGGCTTCGGAAAGTCAGGGCGTAGAAGCAATCATGGGGGGGCAATGGGATATTATTCTTTTTGATGAAATGCCTCAAAAAAAGAAAATGCTTTCACAGGCACTTGCGAGAACGACTTGGACTTCCGGGATGATAATGATTGCCGCAACAGCAGAAAAAGGCCATACGGATATTACTGATTATTTCCTTGAAGATGAAGAAAACGAGGATATGAAACATCGTTTTTACATCATCGCGGGGGCTGACGAAAATCCTTTTCTATCTAAAGAACATACGGACAAATTATGGTCTGGTTACAGTCGAGAAGACTATTTGATGCGCGTGAAAGGAGAAGTTCTTTATGGAACAGGATTGATCTATCCCTATTCAGAAGATTCCTTTCTTGTTGATCCGTTTCCACTCCCTGTAGAGTGGAAACGGTTATGTTCTGTTGATCCTGGATATGAAAATAGTTGGACCTCATTACTATTTGGGGCAATCTCTCCAGATGATACGGTATATTTTCATCATCTAATAAGAAGAAAAAGAAAAAATTGCAAGCCAGCGTTGTTGTACCCACTTTATCATACGCAATGTATTCAATGGACCGGAAACCCAAATACAAAAATACCAATGGCATACCCAAAAGATGCGAATCAACATGGACGGACGGGGATCGTAATCGCGAATGAATACCGAAAAGTCGGTTTTCAATTAGTTAGAAAACCCGCCTCAGTCAAATTAATTGACGGGAAAATTAGCCACGGTGTTTGGGATGGGATCACTTTTTGTCAATGCCGATTTGATGAAGGGAAAGTTAAAATATTCAAATCTCCAGTCATGGAGCCTTTTGTTAAGGAACTTCGACGATATTCTACTGATGAGGATGGAGAAATCATCCAGAAGACTAAATTTGACGTATTGGATACAATGCGCTATCTTCTAACTTCATTGAAATATGCAAGTTATGGTGGAAACGGGAGATGCAATCGATCCGTGAAGGTTATTCCAACTTGTTCGGCAACCAATTATCATTGATCTAAGTCTTATATAAAACCAGTTGACACTTTTTATATAAAAGAGGTTATCATGGGATTTATGAAAGCATTATTCGGATTGCTCATACCGAAACTTAAGGCTGAAGGGAAGATAATAGACACCCCGGCAAATCCAGATATCGCAGAGACCCGTCGTATTCCAAACGTATTTAACACTCAACAAATATTCACGAGTCCATTAGGGGACACTTCGGAAAAGCCGGTTCGCAAAACCCGTTTAGGTGAGTAACACTATGACACCCAAAGAGATCAAACAGCAATTTGAACAGATTGAGAATGAGCGCTCCGCCGTTGAATTGGATTGGAGAGAAGCAGAAAAATACTGTTATCCTCAAGCGGCTAATAGCGAAAGCCCGAAGACCGATCCAATCAATAAACAGGACCGATGGGAACTCGTTGATTCGACAGGAATCGAAGACACGTTAAAACTTTCCAAGGCGCTCGTATCTTTCATCGTACCTCCCAATCTTCCGTGGGTTGGGTTTGATATCCAATCCGGCGGGAAAAGTGTCTTCACAAGTGAAGATGACGATCCATCCGATGAGCGGAAAGCATGGATAACGGATGTTTCGAAACGTGTCCAATGGGAATTTGACCAATCAAACTTCGGGAGAGAAACATCTCTTGCATTTAGGTCAACGGTTGTCTATGGAATATGCGGACTTTTATTCCAAGAGTATTTTGACATGGCCCGCGAACGGAAGCAATTCCATTTTACGTCATTATCTCCTTGGGAAATCTATCCAATTGAGAATGAATGGGGAATCATTGATTCTAACTTTCGCAAGTACAAGATGAGTGCTGAGAACATCCTGAAAAAATGGCCCAAAGCAGAGTATGATGATAAATTTAAGGAAGCAGCAAAGAAAAATCCGTTTGAATACCACGACATCATTCACGTGGTAAAACCAAACAACAACTCAGACGGGAAACGCTTTTCTTCTGAATCTATTCTACATGGGAAGGAATACCATCTTGAATCAGAACAATCGGCTTTTTATACAAACCCTTATATCATCGCCCGATATGAGAGGTTGAGGAACAAGGTTTACGGAAATTCTCCAGCCATTGACGCGCTCCCATTTCTAAGAACTCTAAACAACTCTGTCCGCCTTCAAATGGCATCTTATGATTCTTTGGTCAATGGGAAATGGGTACATGAAGAAGGATCGATTATTGATGGTGAATTAGATTTTTCAAGTTCAGTCAGTCATGCCATGACTGATGTGAATGCTATCAAAAATCTGGCTGAACATACTGGTATCCAGGTTTCCGAAATGCTTATTTCTAAAAAACGGGAAGAGATCGACAGGATGTTGGGGATGGAAGACATTGAGATGCCAGCCCCGCAAGCGAGTCCTGCAACAGCCTTTGAGCACGCAAAACGGATCGAACAACAACTACGGCAACACGCCCCATTATACGGCGCAATACGAACAGAATTTCTTAGCCCTCTGGTCGAACGGGCTTTAGATATACTGCGAAGACGTAAAGATGGGAGCGAAATCAAGGAGTTCCCTGCTGATTTGTCAAATCCGAATGAAGAACTCATTGCCGTCTTTAAGGGACCGTTAGCGAAATCGCAACAAATAGTCCGTTCTCAAGCAAGCGATGGGATTGTAGGCGAACTTATTTCAATTATTTCTCAGGCTCCAGCACTTTTGGAAATAGAACCCAAACTTGCTTTTTTAATCAATTACCACAAATATTTCAGTGACAAAGCCGACGCTCATGGTGTCGATCCGCATATTTTCAATAAAAAATTGATTGTCGATATGAAGGTCAAAGAACTCCAGGAGGCCAAGCAAGCGCAAGCCGACGCAGAACTCGCAGCAACGGCGGCAAAGGCGGCCAAAGACGGGGCACAGGCGTTTGAGCAAGGAGCTGTTCAATGAAATCAACCCCATTTCGATTTATGGATTGTCCAGAAGGAAGCGAATGTATCAAACGACTCGAACAGCAATTCCCACGAAAAACGGTTGTTGGCGATCCGGTTGAAACTTATGTCCGATCATGCCAATCAGATGTTATCGATTGGATGAAAAGAATTATAAAGGAACATGGAAAGCCCCAGGCAGGGGAAACAAACGAGGTGTAGAACGATGCCGGACCAAGAAATCGCCGTACTCGAACCAAACCCGCCCGAAACGGAACCGACTCCAAGTAGTCTTGAGCCAGGAGATAAGCATTGGTATCAAAACGAAGCGTTTGGGATTCCCGAAGAAATCCAGAAAAGCCCATTTATTCAGCGTCAACCCGATCTTCCAACGGCCCTAAAATCGTTGGATCATCAAGGTCGAACTCTCAGCAATAAACTGACGGCCAAGCCAACCGATGAATCCTCGCCAGAAGAATGGGGAAAATTCTATAACGAGATGGGCCGTCCAGAAAAGATGGAAGATTATAAAGTTTCCATCATGGTCAAAGGTGAAGACGACAAGCCGGTTGCAATAGAATTTGACGAAACGCAACAAAAGGTAGTTGACAGGTTAAAGAAATTAGCACATAATTCTGGGCTAAGTAACAAAATGTTCAATACGGTTCTTGAAGAGATCATCGAAGAGGAACAGGAATCGTACACACAGAGGAATAGCCCGGAGTCGGCGACCGCAACTTTGAAAGAAATGTGGGGCAAGGATTATGCAAAAAACAGTGCGAACGCAGTACAAGGATGGAAATCAATTCCAGAACCGATACAAAAATCCTTGATGATGCTTCCGCTCGCGGACAGACACCAAATAAGCGCCCATATTGCCAGTCTGTCACAGGAACCGGTGATCCAGTCCGGCGCAGCGATAACTCAGGGGGCAACAACAGATACGATTGAAAGCATTACATCTGAACTCAGGACATTGCAGGCAGGGAATCATAAGGAGTTCGAAAATGCTTACAATAACAATCTTGACCCAAATCATGGCAAAGCCATTGGAAGATTTTTTGAATTATCAGACAAGAAAGGGAAATTGAAAAGAAAATGAAAACTGAACCCAAAGCGGCCACAAGATCGGAAGCCCCGTCATTCAAGGAAAGACTTGAAGGAATTTCAAGGGGAAACGCGGCGTTCTTTCCGGGAACATTCCCAAGGAAAGATCGTCTTCAAGCACAGGTTTTGGCAATCGGCTTACTCGCAATAAACGAGACGATTGAAAGATTACTTGAAAAATAAGGTGGACGGCCCCGCAAGGGATACCCAGAAACCTTTATTATTGTCCTCTAAATCCACGTCAACCCGTTCGCGGCGCGTGGTAAATGGGCGTAGACGCCCCGTATAATCCAACGTTATGGATGAGGAAAGTCCCATTAATGGTCAACCTTTCCGAAATGATGAACGCATTATCATTTTGAAAGGAGGCCATTATCATGGTCCAGGACTTCAAACTCTCCGAATTTGCCGGGGATTACCCAAACGTAACTCTAACCGAAGCGCATCTCGAAAAGATCATCTTTGATGCGCAACAAACCGACAGGCGTATCTGCAACCGGATGATGCAAAAATCACTTCCGGTTGGAACGAAACGCTTGATGATCCCGATTTCCGAAAAGATTGACGGTACGACAGGAAGACGTGATACCATGTCAAGCGGTATCGTTTCCGCCGTCATGGGAACAACGGGGGCTGAAATTGTTTCGGCAAGCCGAGATGGAACCATTACTGATTCCGCTCGATACGATTTCACGCAAAACCAAGCACTCTCAACGAAGAAACGTCAACTTACCTCCGTCACATACCGTTTTGATCCGTTCACTCCAAAAGTCGATGCCATGTCTAACTGGGTCAACATCATGGAAATGATCCAGGTCAACGCAGATGCGCGATGGAATCGCTATCGAGATAGCGTTGCAAAAACGGCGCTCGGCGCTGATGCGACTGACTATCAAGACGATGTCGAGACGGGTGCTGAATCTGGAACGCCCGTACCTTTCCCGACGGCCAATATCATCAACGCCGATGGACAAGCGGAAGCAAGTGGTGATCTGCTCGAAGAAGCAATCTTCACATTCGAGAATTTGGATGTCGATATTCAACTCGAACGGCCAATATTTTTGTGCGGTCCGATGGAGAAAAAGCAACTTCGGGAAGAGGAACATCTGATTAATAACGATTATGCGACCGGTCGTCCTTTGGATGGAAATCAACTTCCATCTGCGCTTGGATTCGATGTTGTGGTTTCGACAGGTCTTGATGTAAGTGGAGGCATTCGGACGTGTTTCGCATTTCTGCCGAGCGGAATGCTGTTTGCTGAATGGCAGGACATGGACGTGACCATGTCCATTCGACATGATCGCCAAGATGGTGTTCAGTTGGCAATGGTTCACGAATCGGGTTGCATTCGAGTCGATGACTCGAAAGTCCTGAAGATTTTTTGCAACGAAAATTAATCGGGCAACCCCGTAGAAAGGAAGGATCAAGATTATGTGCATTAAACGAATTCTAACAGTGTGTTTATTCGCTCTATTCTTTACCCCTGCTGTATCGTTTGCAACTGATTCAATGCCCTGGACCGAAAGCGTTCCCGACGATACCTATTACGCAGAAATTGGTATTGGAAATGCAACCGCAACGTCAACGTGGGCTGTCCAAATCCCCAAGGATGCAAGATGGGCGAGTATTTGGATCAAACCAGGGACACGTGCTCTAGTACAACAGATTGGCGCTAGCGGTGTGAATCTCATTAACGGAGCCATTGCCAACGCTACGTTTATGATTCAAATGTCTCCATTTGCTACTCCCGTCAATACTGCTACGCTCGGTGGCGCAACGGCGGTTATCGGGGGCGCAACTACTCCGTGGGCCGGATTTCTGATTCCGAGTCGGACTATTGTTTATGGGGCGTCTCCGCAGGTTGCCGCCAATCCGTCGAAATGGTCGGATAATACGGCTACTCCGTTCACAAATGGAATGTGGCCAGCGATTACGAACTACGGTCTGTATAACGTCGAAACTTACGCGAATCGTTGGTTCTGGATTATAAACGATCGTTCTGGTGTGTCCGTGGTAAACACCGTCATTGTACGGTTCAAGTAAGGAGTGAATTATGGCTACGGTCTTGGTTAACGAGCTTGCTCTGTTTGTCAACCCTGCCTTGGTTATGCTGGGGGCGGATACGCTGATCGCCCTCAGCGTATCCGCTCCTGAAACCATTCAAAACCTCGCATCGATTACATTCTTGGGATTGGTTGAAGAGGTTTTGATGGAGGCGAACTGGGTCGATGTCCAGAAGCGAGACAGTTCTTTAACGGCGGATAGTAATCATGTCGCTGATGAATTCCCGTATGGATACGCATTGCCTTCGGACTTCGTTCATCTTGTCGGCGAACCCCGGTATATCGGCGCGGGCGTGGTTCCCAAAGGCCAGAAGCATTGGCGAGTAAATGGCACAAAGTTGGAGACTTCTTGCCTGGGGCCTGACATCCTCTATGTCTACAAAACGAGCGATGCGGTGGATGCAGGAACGGATGATGCGTATTACACGCTGATGAAAGCGCCGCTTCGAGCAGCGATTATTGCAAAATTGATGGCTGCTTGGGCTGCTCCGGTTGCAGGTCACGACCCGATCAAGTATGAGCAACTTTACCGTCTCAAGTTGAATTCGATGCGAACCTTGAACGCCAAGCAATCCCCACCGGCACAAATGTCTCCAAACACCTTAATGAATATGAGGCAATTCCATGCCTAAATTGAACCTCCATCCTGTGCTGAACAACTTCACGGGAGGTTTGATTTCTCCGGCGGTTCAGGCACGGGCTGAACTCGTGCCGGTTGACCACGGGTGCAAACAGGCGGAGAACGTTATCTTTTTGCC